GTTGCTGACTGCGATCTCGCCAACATAGTCGCCAGCGTTGCCGAATGAAGAAGCAACGTTGGTTAGTTCGATGTAACCGTAACGTGTCATGAACGATACGACTGGCTCGAAGCTGGTTGGATCCAGTACAACACCTGAGCTCATTAGTGGAACGTATGGGCAATAGAACGCTGGTGCGTCTGTTTCGCTAGAACCCTTGTAACCAACTAGAACTGCTGTGCTGTCTGAAGCATAGCTGTCACAGAACACTCTCATTGTACCGTTGAGTGTACCAACGAACTTGGTGTTTGTTGGAGCTTCAAAAGTACCTTCAGTTGTACGAGCAAATGCAGAAGTTGTTGCACTCTGTAGAACTGTAAGAGCAGCTGGTGATACAACAGCATAGTTACCTGCACCACGACGTGTGCGCTGTGCAATCAAGTTAGCTGTTCTGTTGATTAGAACTGCTAGAGCAGCATGTTCGTCACCAACAAATGTAGCTGTACCTGAAACAGTAGCTTGGTTGTATGTGAACTCAGTAGCAGCTAGTGAACGTAGAGATAGTAGGATCTCCTGATCAATTTCAGCTGTGATTTCCTGAGCTAGTGCTGCCATGATTTCAGCTTCAACGTCAATGCCGTGCATTGCTTGAGCGTCTTGAGCAGCTTCAAATGTCCAGCGAGCTTGTAGCTTTCTGGTCTTTGCTTCAACAGCCTGCTTGAGGATCTGTACGCTGATCTGACGACCACCGCTACCTTCGAGGACTGCTGTGTTAGCACCTGTGTAAATGCTCTGAGCTGCTTGCACAACGCCAGATGTTACTGTAGATGCAGATGAATAAGCCTGAGCAATTTTGAATGGGCTCAATGCTTCTTCGCCAGCTGTTGTGCTTGTTGAAGCAGAAGAGCTGTCTGTCATTGTGTCGGCATAACGAACACGAAGTGTGTGGATCTGACCGACAGGACCTGTCATTGGCTGAACACCAACAAGTTCGTTGGCGATAACAGTTGGCATAACACGTCTGATTACTGGAAGAATAACGCGGTTTAGTGTTGCGATGTTACCTGAACCGGTAGCACCAGCAGTTGCGTTTTCAGCCAAGTGTTTGCGAGTGTTCTCAAGGACAACACCCATGGTTGAGCGACGAGCACCTTGTAGGCCTTCTAGGAGGGCTTCTTTGGTCTCATCCCAACGGCTTTCTAGTAGTTCTTGCGACATTTAATGTCTCCTTCTTTCTTTTAAAGCCCTGCTAGGCGCTTAAGGTCGATAACATTGCTTTCGGCTTTGTTATCGGTCTTTTCAACCTTGGCAGTTTTGTTACCAGTTGCTTCAGTGAGGGTAGCTTGCTTTTTAGCAGAACCTTCAGCTAAAACTGCTGGCAAATACTTTTCGTAAGCGTTCTTTAAGCGGGATGTTTGAACGCTTTCAAGTAGCGATGTCATCACTGCTCTCTTTTCATTGTTAAGAGGGCTCAGAAGTTCCTCCAATGTAGCCTCACGCTCATTGGCTTCTTTGATGACTTTGATTTCTTGTTCTTTGCTTTCGACAAGCACTTTTTGCTTCTCGCTAGCTTCGATGGCTTCAGCCAACTGCTTGTCTTTGGCAGCAATAACAGCAGTTAGTTTGCGTACTTCCTCATTCTCATTAAGGTGAGTAGCACCAAACTCTGTTGCAAATGCTTCAAAGATACGACGACCAAAATTGTTCTCACGAGCAGTTTTGATGTCTTCTTGTAGTTGGCCAAGTTCGCTCTTAAGATGTTTAGCAACAGTTGCACTCATCTTTTTAGCACTTTCATTTACGAACTTGCTCTTAAGTGTTTCAAGTTGTTGTTGTGCATTAGAAACTAGTTTAACTTTAGTTTCGACTAGATCTTTCTTATCAGCAGCAAACTCCTTGATTTCGTCGGCCAAAGCACCAACAACAAATGATTCTAATTTCTCAAAACCTTCCGTTTGTACTTTGCGGTCCTTGCGTAGTTCACGTAGTTCTTCTGACAGTTTTGTTACCATGAAGTTGTTAAACTTCTCAGTGTTTTCTGACATCGACTGTGCAAACTTTACACGGTCCTCTGCAAGTTGACGCTTTTCTTCTGCAATAGATTCAAGTTCAACTTGTAGGCCTTCTGTTACCATACGATCTAGGGCTTCCACCATCACTGTTTTATCATGATCATAGCGTTGTGCAAATTCCTCGCGGAGTTCTGCACGCATTTGTTCACGAGTTTCAACCATCTTTGCTTCCCATTCTTCGGAAATAGCTTGACGAGTGTCTTCGTTGACCAAATCGCTATCCAGTAGTGGTTTGATTGCATCTAACATGCGCTTCTCCTAAATCTTTAGGTCTCTGATTAGACGAGAAACCTCGTCTTTCAGATACTTTTGTACTTTGTCGTCCTTTCCAGCGTCCCGAGCAATCTCAAGTACATGATGACCATATCTCATGTTCATCAAACCTTCATAAATTGCCTTAGGGTAAGCATTAGGAGCACTAGGCTGGGCGACCACATCGACAGTGACTATTTCAAAATCACTGACATGTCCGTTATGTGGATCTACATTACCCGATCCACGACTTGAAACTCCCAATTTTACACCTGATTTGAGCATAGTTTTAACCAGCTCGCCCATTGGTGTTGGGAGAATTTTCAATTTACCGTAACCATTTGGACCGTCCATCCACATGTTTGTAATCATGTGACAAACGCGATCCAAGTTAATTTTTAAATCGTCTGGGTGATCAACTTCACCAAGAACGCTGTTGCCTTCTTTGATTTGCTCCATGAGCGTATCAACAGCTTTGCCTATCTCAGAGACAGGATAAATGCGCTCATTGGCATTCTTGACACCGCC